TCCTCCTCGGGAACCGGTTCCTCCTCGGCGTGGTCGCCGACCTTGACGAACCAGGTCCCCGGGGCGACCCCCTCGGGAGCCGTGACCACAGTGCCGTGCCGGCGGTGCTTCCACCTGTTCCCCACAGCGAACCCTCCTCGCAAAACCCGCAGTCTTACTTGACCGTGTACTTGACGAACCGGTTGACGTCGCGGATCACCCAGCCGAACTGGGCCTCCACGATGAACGCCTCCATGTTCTGCTGGAACAGGTGGACAGTCGTCTCGCCGTCGACGATCGTCGCGGTATCGGACTTGCGGAGGTTGATCTGCTCGACGTAGCCGAACACGATCCCCTCCTGGAAGTCGCCTCCGATCAGGCGCACCTTCGAGTCCGCGACCGCGCCGAGCTTGCCGGCCACCGCGTCGGAGAAGCCGATCGGGACGCCGAGCAGCGTGCCCATCGGATTCCGCAGATCCACCCCGCCGGCGGCGTTCGCCGAGGAGAAGATCGGGCGGCCGTACGTGTCCGTCGCGGAAAGCAGATCCGGCCGGAACGTCTTGGCCGCGGCGAACCCGGAGAAGTCCGAGTCTTGGCCGACAGCCAGCTTGTAGCCCGCGAGGATATCTCCGACGATGCCGCCGTCGGCCTTCCCGGTCGTGCCGAGCTCCACGCTGGACGCGGTGGAGACGAGTCCCTCAACGCCGGCGATGGCGTTGCCGTTCAGGGCGTTCTTCCCGTGGATCACAGCCATGTCGATCGCCCTGCGGATAGCGTCCTTCGCGGAATCCTGCAGGTAGGTCAGGTAGGCGACGGGGTTGGCCTGGCGGGCCTCCTTCGACCAGTACATGGTGGCCGCCACCTTGATCGGCTTCGTCGTCTTGACGGTCGGCTTGGACTCGACGACGGGCTTCAGGTCGCCCTCGCCGACCACGCCGGCGACGGGCTTGCCCGTCTGGAAGGCGATCGAAGAGCCGGTGATGGGCATGGGGTCGGTGCCTGAGAGCCGCCCGATGACGGACTCCTTGTAGGCGTTGACGAGTATCTTCTTAGCAATCGGCTTGGGAAGCAGACCTTCCAGCGTGCCGAGAGTCGTAGCGTTAGCCCCAGTAGGCATAGTGCGCGTTTCCCTCCTTCAAGGAAATCAGTGCGTCATCCGAATATCTGGCGGGCGAGGGCGAGATCCTGTTCGTCCTGCGACATGTTCTGCGCAGAAGCGGACTGGATTGGATCCGCCTGAACGACCGGTTTCTCCTCCGGGCCCTTCAGGGCGGCCAGCATGTCGGCCACTTCCGTCCACTCTTCCTCCGTGTCCCCGACCAGAGTCGAGATCAGATTCGCGGGAAGGCCCCTCGCAGAGAGAAGCCCCTCCTTCTTCGACTTGGTGAGAGCCGCCCCCTTCTCGGCGGCGTCCTTCTCAAGCTCGGCGATCCTCGTCTGCGCCTTCTCCAGCCCCTCGGACTTCTCGACGGCGGCAGCCAGTTTGGCCTTCACCTCCGCCAGTTCCCCCCGAAGGTTCTCGACCAGTCGCCTCGCACGCCCGGAATCGAAGTCCTCGTCGGACCACGGGGCCTTCCCCGCCGCTCCGCCGCCGGACTCCTGCTTCTCAACGTCGCTCACGATCCCACTCCTCTTCTCTCATTCACGCGGCGCCGCACCTCACGGACTACCGCCGGCATCGGACGCCCCTCGCGCCGACGCCACCCGCCCCCGTGACGAGGCAGGAAACCTAATACCGCTTCCACCGTTCGATCCAATCCTCCACATTCGGCCCCGGAAGCAGATCCCTGGCCGCCGCACGGCCCTCATCGGTCTTCAACCACTTCGCGAACTCCCGAATATCGGCAGGCCCCCCACCCTTGCGGTACCGCCTATACACAGCATCCGCTCCCTCCACTATATCACGGCCTTCGTAATCTGCCTCATAGTAGACGGGCACAGCCTTGCAGTCACACTTATAGTGATAGGCGGACGCCGAATAACGCCCGAGGAACTTCCCCTTAGCGCGAGAATTCTTCGTATACGGCCCCTCGCGTTTAGCATCCAACACCGTGTTCTTCCGATACACAGGCCCCCTAGCGCACAACAGAAGGCAAAACGGGCACGTGTAGGCGCCCGTCGGGATCCTCGCCCACCCCACAGGGAACCTGCCCTTCACGACGCCCTTGCCGAACCGGAGCTCGTCCTCCCAGCGCCGGACCTCCCGCTCGGCCTCCTCCTCGGCCTCCTTCTCGTAGCGGCGACGCTCCTCCTCCAACTCGCGTTGAAGCTCGGCCTCCTCATCCTCCTGAGACGAGGAATCCTCGGCGTCCCCGTCCGGCGGATCCGCGAACTCCCGCTTCCAATGCTCCGTCATGGCGTCCACGTCGGCCCGCCACTCCCGCTCGGCACGGAAGAACTTCCCCATCTCCCTCGACGGGTCCCGCACCTCCGCCATCAGCCTCGCCACCGGATTCCCGTATTCGGCCGCATAGCCGACGGAACGCTTCGCCTCCCCGAGATCTGGGACCGACGCCCTCGCCACCGTCTCCCTGGCGACGTTATGCACGATCCCCATCAGCCTCGACGTCAACTCGTCGGCCTTCGACTGCGCATTCCCCGCCACATGCCCGTCGGACACCCGGAGGATCTCCCTCACCGCATCCTCGACGTCCAACGGAGACACGCCCGGCATCGACGGCACGAACCCGATCTCGCCGCCACGACGACGCGCCTCGAACCGCAGATGCGCCACCTGCCCCAGCCAGCCCAGATAGGCCGCCGCCCGGACAGCCGGATACAGATCCTCCGCCACCTCCCGGACACGCACCTTCCCCGGCCGGCGCAGACGGTAGAAGACGATCTCACGGGTCTTCTTCTCCAACAGGCCCCGGACGTGCAGAAGCCACCAGAGAAGCCAAGCGAACGTGAACATCAGGCGCCCCGTCACCACCCGTAGCGTTCTATCCCGACGTCCACGCCGGGAACCCAGAAGCCATGCGAGTCGTTCCACGAGGCGACCTGAGAGAACAACACCTCGGCGTCCTCGCAGTACAAGCCGATCCTGCCGGCCGGATACGGCCGCTCCACGTCCGTGAACACGCAGACCAGGACATCGTCGACGTAGACCCGCATCGTCACCGAGGCGCCGACGATCCTCGACACGTCCACCCTCGCCCGGACGGGACTGGAAGGATTCGGAACAACCGTGCGAGGATAGGCGCCGGACGCCAGGAACCGCTGCGACCCCTTGTACTTGTCGTCCTGCTTCGACAACTCCCACCCGTTCGGCTTCACACACAACGCGTAGAAATTGTAGCCCGAGTTACCCGTATCCCCCTGCTGGTCGGGCTTATTCGGCGCCAGATCCCACAGGAACCACGCCACCTCCCACGGGTGCGGCTTCTCGTCCGTCCGAGTCTGCGACAACGTCGCCATCGTGCACGCCACACTGTAGGTCTCCAACAGCTGCTCCGTGCCGAGCCTGCGCCGGGCCGGAGACACAGGCCTCTCCGAGACGACCAGACACGCCCTCGTAGGGGAAATCTGCCCCTGATTGTCAGGCGTCCTCGGAGGCGGCGGCGCCGGCTTCATGTAGACCGTGCCGTCATGGTTCTCACGCACCTCACCGTAGCCGTTATAGATCGTCTTCACGCATCGACCTCCCCGCCGTCGGACTCCCGCCCCGAACGAGGAACCTCCGGCTCCACGATCCTCTCCGAAGCGCCCATCTCGATCCGGGTATCCTCACCGGCATTCTCCCTGGCGCGCTGCTCCGGAGTCAACGGCAGCCCGTCACGCGCAGTCCTCGCCGACACCGCCCCCTGAGCATGCGCCTGCAGCAACGAAGCCGCCCGAGCCGACGCAGACGGCAACGCGATATCCGCCCACACCGTCGACAACGACTCCAACCCATCCGTCGACGCCCCAGACAGACGCAACGCCACACGAGCCCACTGCTCCCACGCCTCCCCGAAAACCTGCTGCTTACGCTCCCCACGGGCAATCAACCGCTCCTTCGCCGCCCGCATCGCCTCCGCCGACGCCGGATTCGACGTCGTAACACCCAGCATCGACGGAGGAATCCCCGTAAACGCCGACACCTGCTCAGCACACGTCTTAATCACATTGATAATCTCCGAAAGCGAAGCACCCTGCAACTGCCCCACCTTCGCATTCGGATCCGGAGCGAACAACATCGCCCCCAAATACACTTCCTCCGCCGTCCTCATCGACCCATCCGGAGCCCGGAAATTATCCGCAGAAGCCCCCAAAATATAGCGTTGAGGCATCGACAGAATCTCCGTAGCCAACTGCAACAGAGTAAACGACCGAGACGCCGCATTCCCAAACGGAATCACCTGATCCATCTCCGAACGACCAGCCTTATCCGTAATCCTCGAAGCATTCGTCAACGGAATCACCGGCACCACGCCAATCCCCGGCTGCACCCCGATCGACCCCCACGCGCCCCCGAGCTGCTGGAACACCTCGATCCGATCAGGCGTGTAATACGCCGCCTTCTGAACCGTCGTCCCCTCCGGAGTATCCTCCTCGAACGCCACCACACACTCGGAAATCTCCCCATCCGACGCCCGCTGCACCGCAAACCCCGAACGCGTATGCACCGTCGTACGAATAGACCCATCAAGACGACGCCCCACAACCACGAACGCCTGCCCCTGAATCAACGACTCCACCTGCGCCAGATTCGACAGCACATCCATCCCGCACGACTGCCACAACCGCCGCAAAGCCTCCATCGACACCCTCGGCGCATCCGCAGACTCGAACCCCTCCACCCGGAGAACCTCCGCCAGCGTATCCACCGCAAGCCGCGGCCAATTCACCACCACCTCAAGCGCCCGCACCCGAGGAGGAATCGACACCCCGATCGCATCCAACTGACGCGACCCATCGTAAAACAAGTTATACTCCGGATTCACCGCAGTCGACTGCGCCTGCGACAGAAGCCGCTCGAACGACATCAGAACACCACCCAATCCTTTCCACGATTCTGGAGGCGCTCCCACTCCGGCGACGCCAGAAGGGCCCTATACACCATTCTAGCGCCAATCACACAAACCGCCGCATCGATCTTATTCGGCGACTTCGGCGACTCCTTCCGAACCGTCACATGACCCCGCCGCTCCACCATCCGACAATTCCCCACATGCCGAGACGTCACCCAATTCCCATCATGCTTAAACAACGCATCCTCAATCTCCGCATGACACATCTCAGTAGCCACCGCGAAATCAAACCCATGAGAACGCATATCCCAAGCAATCTTCGCCGCAGCCTTCCCATAAGCCTGAGCAGGAATCACAAGACCCTCCCCAAACTCCGAAGGCCACGACACCTTCACAAAGGACTCCCACTCGCGGACATCAGCCCAAAAAGCCCGAACAGCAAAACGCTCAAAAACAGAACGCACCGCAGCATCCACCGCAAACGAATCCACCTCCCCAGATGCGCCACCAGGCTCCCACACCCCAACCGTAAACACAAACCCATCCGAAACACAACACCCCACCAACGCAGTATGATCACCCGTCTTAGACCCATCAAAAAACAACACAACATCCTCACCATCCACCAACTCCCTCGACGTATCAGCCAACGAAGCCCACTCCTGCAAAGACACCCACGCATCCTCCGCAACAGTAGGCTGATTCAAATAAAAACGCCGCGACACCGAAGCAGGCATAGACGGAGACCAAATCTCCTCACGGATCGCCCCCACATCAACCCACGGCATCGTATCATAAACAAACCGCAAACCATCCGACAACGAAACCTCACCAGGCCCCGGATCATCAGACAACACCGTACACGCCGGCGCCACCCGCGCATCATACAACGAACGTCCCGCCCCCGAAACAAGACGCCCCTCCTCCTGATCACACCAATCCTCAAACGACAACTCAGCAACAGAATCACGCCCCGGAATCCACGAATTACACGTCTCAACCATCCTAGTCCCCGTCTTAGCAGCATTACGCCTCAACGTATGCCACATATCCACCCCACCCGAAGAAGGCGTCCAATGCTCCGTCTCATCCGCAATAATAAAAGAAGACTCAAACCCCTCCGCAGACGCCGCAGAAGACGTCAACAACTGAACCTTCCCACCATCCGGAGTATCAACATACGTCTTCCCACAATCCAAATCATACTTCCGCGCCAACTCAGTCCGCTTATTCGCCATCCCACGCAACACACGCATCGTCACACCAGTCTGCGACATAGACGTAGCCGCCAACTGCACCAACGGCAACCGCACCGGAACACCAAAACACCCCCCCGGCAAACCATCATCCAACCCACCAAACCGAGCAGGCCCCAACAACTCAAACAAACACAACGCAGCCGCAAACGGAGACTTCCCCGACCCCTTCGCCAACTGCCTCGTCCCACGACGAAACACCCACGAACCATCCCCACGCACCGCATAAAACCACACCAAAAACAAAGCCTGATCCAACGAACACTCAAACGGCCGACCAGCAAACGGCCCCGACGGCACACGCAACTCCTCACGCATCCACGCCAAAGCCCCAAACCCCAACGACAACTCCGGCAACCCCGGAGGCAACGTCACACAACGCTCACGCGGAGCCAACCCAGCCTGAACCCCACGATCACCAGCACGCTCTAAGACATCCGAGACAACCGAGACTTCCACTCAGCCATCACCTCAACAGACCCAGAACCAGCCTTCGGATCCTCAGCAACCAACTCAACCTGCACCCGACGCCGATCCCCCTCCGTCGTCAACAACGACGACAAACCCGACATAATCTGCGCAAGAATCTGCCCATTATGCCGCTTAAACGACAAATAATACGTCAACTCATCACACAAAAACTGAGCAAACGCCCAATCCGACGCCTGAAAAAACCGCGACTGCCCAGACTCACCCCACGCACGCCACAACCGCTGCGCAGCCGGACACCACAACGGATCCCCCTCAGGCTGCGGCGCCGCACCACCAGACACCACAATCCTCGACGGCTCCGGAGAATTCCTCCGATGCCGATCCTCAGACCGCTTCGGAACAGGACCCTTAACCCCCACCCCGAACCTCCTACTCCACAAAAGAAACCAGGCCCCGCAAGCAGACACCCACCCACGGGGCCCAGCCCCTCAACCAACCGAAAGGCGAACGAGGAAAACCAGCCCAGAAACCCAGACCCGCACAGCCCCTAACAAGAAGACCGCCCCGACGCAACCCCCACACTACCCACACCCCCACC